GTTACTATCGATGACGTTACTTACAATTGTAGCGTAGTGTCACGAGATGCATTCATTGTTGTTCTCTCATTATCAGGAGGATAATATGTATACCGCATTAAAAGATGATATCTATGGAGTTTTTAACTCAAATGCATGGAAGTTAACTGGCTATAAAGCCTATCCAACTAACTATGCAGGTAAAATTGACACGACTAAACCATTTATCAGAGTTAGTATTTTAACAGGTAAAGCTAACTTAGAAGCCCATGGTTTCAAAAAGTCATTTTCTGGACTTTTAATTCTTTCAGTCTTTGTCAAAGCAGGTGATGGAGATAAAACACTCTACTCAATTGCAGACACACTCGATTCCTTTTTCGAAGGTAAGACTTTAACAAATGGAACACAATTTGGACCAAGTACATTCGCTACTTTAGGTCTCGATCCCGCTGATAATACACTATATCGCGGTGATTACTCAATAACATTTAAATCGTATGGAGATTAAATAAAATGGCACACATTTCTTCACTTGGCGCTGGTATCTACTCTGCTCTAGTAGTAAACACCACCCCTATTACTGATATCACTACTGTTGACACAACTGCTGAACTAGTTAGCAAGTTTGCTTCAACACAAACCACTGTTAAGGAAATCAAGAACGTTCGCGAATTCCCTCAGATTGGTACTCCCGCTAACGTTGTTAACGTACCTGTATATGGTCAAAAGAACTCAAGCCAGATTCAAGGTCAGGCTGATGCTCCTACACTAGAAGTTACAATTAACTACGTACCTGCTGACTGGGATCCTACTGTAACTGGCGGCTTAGGTAAGCTAGTTGGTGATGGTAACCTATACGCATTCCAATTCTCACTATTAAACGCTAAACCCGCTGGTCTAACAACCACAGCTGGCGCTTCAGGTCTAGGCGGTACTACTGCTTCTCCTGTTGAGAATTCAAACTTCTATTTCGTTGGTAAACTTGCTGCTCTACTCGTTAGCCCTCAGCTAACAGATGCTAACCAAGCTACTCTAACAATTACCATTCAAGGTGAATTCTTCGGTCCTGCTACCGTTGCTAGCGCCTAATAGGTAAACAAGCTCACCAGGGGACGCTAAAGAGAGACTCCTCTCCGCCGTCCCCTGGTAGTTATTAATAATAGTATTTAAGGTATATTATGATAGAAGATGATAAACCACCATTCAGTAAATCATTTGTTATGAAGACTACATTTCGTCACATGAGACGTAGTGTAGATATCAGTATTCGTAAATCATTTGATCGATTTAAAGATTTTGATAAGGATAGTGAAGTAGGAAAAGAGATTATGGAAACTCTTTCTGTATTACATACTGTTCGTAAGGTACTTGATGAATTTCAAGAAAACAATAGACATCTGTTTAGTGATAGTAAATAAAGTAAAAGGATAAAGAAAATGAAACATCTAGTTGGTAAGAAAATTTCTAAAAAAGTAGATTTTATGGGTGATAAAGTTGAAATTAAGAAACTCAATGTTAAAGAAGTTTTAGAAATTCAAGAATCAATTAAAAATATTGATGAAGACAATCAAGTCAAAACATTAAATTCAATCATTCGCATTGCTGTAGTTGGTGCTGATCAGCTAAGCGATGACGAGATTGCAGAATTTCCACTAGAGGAATTAACTACGCTTTCAGCAGAAATTGTTAAGTACTCCGGTATGGCCCAACAAGAGGGAAACTAACGGAAGAAGAATTAGCTATCTATGAATTAGCGTATGAGCTTAAAATGCCAGTGTATGAGGTATTAAGCATGCCATACGAAGAATTTATTGGATGGTTTAAATTCTTCAACAAAAGACCTATTGGATGGAGAGAGGATTATCGCATATCCCTATTGCTTAATGCACAAGGTGTTAAAAAGAAAGGTTCTGAAATTTTCCAGTCAATTAAAATCATGGAAAATGAAAACAGAAAAACTAATGGTATTGATCATAACTTATTAAATATGCTCAAGTCCGCAAAAAATGGCGATAAATGGAATCCAATAATTGAGGAGTAATTATGAATGTAAAAATTCGTGTTGATTACGAAAAAGAAATTGATAGAATTAAAAAAGAAGCTGTAAAGATTGCAAATGGATCCGTACAAGAACGTACTAAATTTGCAACAGAAGCTTTACGTTCTGTTACTCCTGTTGATACTGGCTATGCCGCTAGTCGGTGGCAGTATGAAATGAAAACAATTAATGGAGAAACTGTAGGTGATATTACAAATGATACACCTTATTTAATCTATCTCAATAAAGGTAGTTCTAAAC